TCTTATCTGTCGCTTGAGACACGCGCAGCCAAAAATGCAATGGTCGAAAAGTCTATGATGTCCGGCGTTAAGGATGTCTGGATGACTACATGGATCAATGGCCTGCTATCGTCGCCGGTCACCCACGCAAAAAACATTGTTTCGAACTCGCTGTTCGGTCTGTACCAGATCCCAGAGCGGCTGGTGGCTGGCCTGTATTCCAATTACTTGCCGCAGAAGATCCGAGCTGGCGAGCTGCCGCCTGGGCTGCGCTGGTTTGGAGACAGGGTGCCTGGTAGCGCGGAAGAACGCATCGAGCTAGATGAGGCGTTGACGATGACGCTGTCGCTGCGCAATGCCATCAAAGAAGGTTTCGAGCTGGCATCCAAGGCATGGAGCTCAAACGCACCACAGCTGGATATTGCCAGCAAGGTTGAGCTCAGTCGCGCTCCGATGGAAAGCATGGGCGAGACACTGCAGCGCATGACCGGCGCAAAGCAGGATAGCTGGATCGGCAAGGGGCTGGACTACTACGGCACAGCGGTGACGCTGCCTGGCCGTGCGTTGATGACCGAAGATGAATTTTTTAAGGGCTTTGGATACCGCTTGCAAATGAATGCAGTGGCCACCAGGCGCTCAAAGAAAATCTACCGCGATGCAATTGACGCTGGTATGTCAGAGCAAGACGCGACTGCAAAAGCCACCCAAGAATTGCAGGACATGTTGCAAAACCCGCCGAGGGATTTGGATGAGGCGGCGATGGCATATGCCAAGGAAGGCACTTTCCAAGCGGATCTGCCGCCAGGTCTGGCCAAGCTGCAGAATGTCTTTAACCATCCGGCGCTCAAGATTGTGGTGCCATTCTTTAAGACCCCAGCCAACATTGGATTGAATGTTGTGGAGCGCACACCATTTGCGCCACTGTCATCACGCTGGCGGCAGGAGATCGCAGCTGGTGGGCCAGAGCGCGACATGGCAATGGCCAAGGTATCTTTTGGCTCAACGGTGCTGGCAGGCTTTGCCTTGTGGGCTGCAGAAGGTGGCTTGACCGGTCGCGGCCCGGAGCGCAAAGAAGAGCGCGACGCATTAATGCGCACCGGCTGGCAACCATACAGCATGAAGATAGGCGACGAGTGGTATTCGTTCCAAGGCATGGAGCCGATCGGCGCACTGATGGCCATCGCTGCCGACTACGCCGAGTACGCCAAGCATGAGCCTGATGCCAGTAAGGTCGAGGAAGTTTTCCTCGGCGCAACCTACGGCTTGTATGAGTACCTAAAGGAGCAACCTTATCTGCAGGGTGTCGCTGATGTTGGCAAGCTGATTGGCTTCAATGAATCTGGCCGGGTAGACGGCGAGAAGATTGTCAACGGCTTGGTCAAGCAGTTTGGCGGCTTTGTAATTGGCGGCTCGCCTGGTGGCGTTTACAGCTCTGCTGTGGCTAACATTGATCGCCTGCTAGACCCAACAAAAAAGGACACCAAGGCCAGCCCGGATCTGCCTATGGGCGTGCGTGGGTTTGTCGAAGCATTCAACCAGTACCGCAGCCGTTTGCCTTACTTTAGCGAGTCGGTGCCAGAGGCGCTGAACTTGTGGGGCGACACGATGAAGCGCAGCCAAGGCAGCCCGTGGGAGTTAGTGCTTCCGACTAGGGTATCGCCGGATCAATTCTCGGAGGTGGATGATCTGCTGGTCGAGATCGGCTCGCCAATCGGCGTGCCTGACCGCAAGACATCATTCACCTTGGGCGAGGGCGAGGGATCAGCCTCTGCGCCGGTGGAGCTGTCGCCGGAACAGTACAACCGACTGCTGACCATCTACGGCAAAGAGACTGATGCCAAGCAGACAATTCTCGACACCATGACGATGCCAGGCTTTGACCTGTTGCCATTGGATCAAAAGCAGAAGATGGTGCAGAAGGTACACAGCAAATACATGGGGTTTGCAAAACAGAAACTAATGTCGGAATATCCTGAAATTCAAGACAAAATCATGGACATTGGCGAGGCGCGTCAGTCTTTTGGCATCTATTACAAACCAGATTAAGCTAGTAAAATTTTGACAAGGAAGGAATATAAATCATGGGCGTGCCAATTAACAATGTGACAAGGCGGGTGGTCTATGCCGCAAGCGGCACTGGCCCGTATAACTTTACCTTTGAGATCCTGGCTGCAGGCGACGTTGCGGTTTACCGTGATGACACGCTGCTAACCCTGACCACAGATTACACGGTCACGATCAACACCAACGGCACCGGCTTTGTGACGCTGACGGCGACACCCACGGGTGCGACTCAGATCGCCATCGTCGGCAACCGGACGATCTCGCGCACCACAGACTTTGTGACCGGCGGTGACTTCTTCGCCAACACGCTGAACGATGAGCTGGATCAGCAGACCATCTTCAACCAGCAGAACTCTGAAGGTTTGAGCCGCGCTCTGCAGGCACCGCAGACTGACCCGACCAGCATTAACATGACCCTGCCGCGGGCATCGCTGCGTGCCAATAAGGCGCTAGGCTTTGATGCTAACGGCAACCCGGCGATTGCTGACACGCTCGGCACCAACCGTGGCAACTGGTCTGCGTCGGTGCTGTACTACGTCCGAGACATCGTTAAGGACACGACGAACAATAACATCTGGCAATGTATCGTTCAGCATACCTCAAGCGGTTCGCAGCCGATCAACACCAACACAGACAGCGCCAAGTGGACGCTGCTTGTAGATGCTGCGGCTGCATCAACGTCTGCCACCAATGCAGCTGCGTCAGCCTCTGCTGCAGCGACAAGCGCATCGAATGCTTCGACATCGGCCAGTGCCGCTTCGACATCCGCAAGCAATGCTTCTACATCTGCAACTAATGCGGCAAGCTCTGCCTCGACAGCCTCGACCGCTGCCACTACGGCCAGCACCGCTGCAACCAATGCTGGGAACAGCGAAACTGCTGCGGCAACATCGGCGACCAACGCATCAAACAGCGCCTCTGCTGCTAGTACGTCGGCCACCAACGCTTCGAGCTCGGCATCGTCGGCATCGACTTCTGCTAGCAACGCATCAACCAGTGCGACTAACGCATCAAACTCTGCGAGCTCGGCAAGCACTAGCGCAACCAATGCCTCAAACAGTGCATCGGCAGCGTCAACAAGTGCAACAAATGCAGCGACTAGCGAAACTAATGCCGCATCTTCCGCGACTACCGCCAGCACTGCGGCCACCAATGCTGCTGCTAGCTTTGACAGCTTTGATGATCGTTACCTAGGTGCCAAGTCTTCAGCGCCGAGTGTAGACAACGACGGCAATGCACTGCTAACCGGTGCCTTGTACTGGAACACCACCGGCAACCAGCTCTATGTTTGGACGGGCTCCGCTTGGAATGCGGCTGCATTTACTGCAAGCGGTGGTGTCGTGCAGACCAGCTCGACCGGCTCTGCAATCATCCCATCAGGTACGGATGCCCAGCGTGACGGCTCGCCTGCTGCTGGCTACTTCAGATTCAATACAGATTCAGATTCGTTTGAAGGATACGATGGCACCGCATGGGGCGCGATTGGCGGCGGCGGTGGTGCAACAACGCTCACTGTTACAAACCGATCGGGCAGCGGTGTAAGTGTTCCGCTGACTAATGGATTCTTGGCGGTGACTAATCGTGCAGGCTCAACCGTCAACGTACCAGTAACCTAAAGGAAATCATCATGGCAACAAGATACCCGCTGGTGCTTAACGGCACCACCATCCAAGAGCTTCAGTCTGGTGACACGATCATCGGACAGAACTTTGCGCTTACTGACGCAGCTCAAACATTTACCGCAGACCAGACTTTCAACTCGACCAGGTTAAAACTGGCTGGCTCAACGTCAGGCTCGGCTACGTTAAACGCGCCGGCTACCGCTGGAACGAATACATATACCTTGCCACCTGATGCAACTACGCTGGGGTATTTGAATGTTCCTCAGTCTGGCTCAGACAAAACTAGTTCATACACACTGGCGACTACCGACATCGGTGAGTTTGTGGGTGTCGGCACTAGCGGATCAATCACGATTCCGAACTCGACATTCGCTGCTGGTGACATCGTGTCGATCTTCAACAACACGACCGGCAACATCACGATCACCTGCTCGATTACGACGGCCTACATCGCAGGCACGAATACGGACAAAGATACGATGACGTTAGCGACGCGAGGTGTAGCAACGATCCTGTTTATCAGCGGCACAGTCTGCGTCGTGACTGGGAACGTGTCATGAGTGGCATTATGGCAATGCTGCTAGGTAGGGCTGCTGCTGGTGGCGGAGTGTTATCTATCGTCCAGACCTTTACCGCATCTGGCACTTGGACTGCGCCTACCGGCGTGACCGAGGTTGAGTACCTAGTGGTCGCTGGTGGTGCAAGCGGTGGAAGTTCTGGAGGTTATGGTTGCGGTGGCGGTGGCGCAGGTGGCTTTCGTACTGGAACCGGCTTGAGCGTTACAGCCGGAACTGATTACACCGTAACTGTAGGAGCTGGCGCTACAGCTCTTGGGGCAAATAACACCGGAGTTAATGGAAGTAATTCAGTATTTTCAACGATTACTTCTAATGGCGGTGGTGGCGGTGGAGCTGACTTAGGGCCGTCAGCCAGTAATGGGCAAAATGGTGGGTCAGGTGGTGGTGGTTCTAGTAACTCTGTTGGTGGAACCGGAAACACCCCTAGCACTTCTCCGTCGCAAGGTAGTAACGGTGGTGATGGGAGTGGCCCCGGCGCAAGTGGTGGTGGCGGTGGTGGTGCTGGTGCTGTTGGTACTGCTGGCGGCAATCCAAATGGTGGCAACGGTGGAAATGGTACTTCCTCAACAATTAGCGGGAGTTCTGTAACTTATGCTGGTGGAGGCGGTGGCGGCGCTAAATTTGGAACTGTTGCATCTGGTGGCACAGGTGGAACTGGTGGTGGTGGCAATGGTTCATCTAATCCTTCTCCGGGTGCGGTTGCAGGTACAGCGAATACAGGTGGTGGCGGTGGCGGTGCTTCAAGTTCTAATTCAACAGGCGGCAACGGCGGCTCCGGCATTGTCATCCTCAAGTACAACGTCGCATCACAGACTGTATTCACCTTCAAGTCAACTACTAAATGGGTTGCTCCGACAGGTGTGACCAGCGTGGACTATCTGGTCGTGGCGGGTGGTGGCGGTGGTTCTTCTGCTGGTGGTGGCGGTGGTGCGGGTGGATTTAGAACTGGAACTGCATTGTCAGTAACTGCTGGAACTGAATACACCATAACGGTCGGCGCTGGTGGTAATGGTTCTGCAAGCGGTGGCGGTGGGAGCGCAGGAACAAGTGGCGCAGATTCTGTTTTTTCTACCATCACATCAACTGGCGGCGGTCGCGCAGGTGGAGACTTCACTCCGGGTACTGGTGGGAATGGTGGTTCAGGTGGAGGTGCAGGTCGTAACTTATCTACTTTTGGGAACGGCAATACCCCTTCAGTTTCTCCAAGCCAAGGAAATAACGGTGGTTCTGGTATTGGAACTGCAAACACGACCGGTGGCGGTGGCGGCGCAAGTGCGGCAGGAGCTAGTGCGGTTGCCTCTCCACAAACATCTGGAAATGGTGGTGCTGGAACTGCGTCATCAATATCTGGTTCGTCTGTAACGTACGCCGGTGGCGGCGGTGGTGGAGGCATTTCTCCATCAACAGCCGGAACTGGAGGCTCTGGTGGCGGCGGAGCGGGAAGTGTTACATCAACAGCAGCTACATCTGGCACAGCCAATACCGGTGGTGGGGGAGGTGGTGGTGGATTTACTAACCCTACTTATGGTGCCGGTGGCACAGGCGGTTCCGGCATCGTGATAATCAAAATCAATCAATAACTATGGAAACTAAAGTCTATCGATTCATGGGCATCGACACGGCAATGCAAATGCTGCGTCCGGGTGCTAAATGGGAAATTAGCAATGGTGTTTTTACCCGTTGGGAAGATTCTCGGCCTTGCCCAAGCATTGAGGAAGTCTATTGGGTGATGGATAAGATTAAAGAGTTTGAGGAAAGCATCCCGACAATTTACTTGCCGGAGCAGCTTGAGGCTATGAACGCGCAGGTCAAAGAAATAGAGGGCGCAATCGCATGAATATGCACAACCTGTTTCCGACACCTATTGGGATGTTTGACCTTGACCGTCCACTGACGGATGAGGAGATGCTGTTCGTGCGCGGACAGGAAACACGGGCAAATGAAGGCAACACCACCAGCGTGAATAACTTTGTGCTGCGTGATTCGGTAATGACTTCCCTAAGAGATTGGATTGAGGGCTGCGTTGCTGAATACTTCAAAGCGACTAGTGACCCAAAGCATGATGTTGATTTGCGAATCACACAGTCGTGGTTCAACTACTCCGAGCAGGGTCAATGGCATCACAAACACGCTCACCCAAACTCATTTGTGTCTGGTGTGTTCTACCTGAACACCAACCCGGATGACCGCATCTATTTCTATCGCTCTGGCTGGCAGCAGATTAAGTTTCCACCTGAAAGCTGGAACTTGTACAACTCCGAGTCGTGGTGGTTCGAGGCCATCACTGGTCGGTTGATTCTTTTCCCGTCATCGCTCGAGCACAACGTGCCGACGGTAACGGGTGACGATGTGAGAATAAGTATGTCGTTCAACACATTCCCGGTGGGGGTTGTTGGCGATGAATTGAGTTTGACCGGATTAAAACTGGAGGCTTGAATGGCGCACTTTGCAGAATTGGACAGCAACAACATCGTGCTGCGTGTGATCGTGGTGGACAACAAGGACACTAGCGACGCAGCAGGCGTGGAGAAAGAACACATCGGCGCAGCCTTCTGCGAGCGCTTGTTCGGTGGAACGTGGAAACAGACCAGCTACAACGGCACGATCCGCAAACACTACGCAGGCGTGGGCTACACCTATAACTCTGTGCGCGATGCCTTCATTCCACCGCAACCGTATCCGAGCTGGACGCTGGACGATGATGCCAACTGGCAACCGCCCGTGCCGATGCCGACCGACGGTGAACGGTATAGCTGGAACGAGTCAACGCAGACTTGGGATGCCGTTGAATAATCATGGAAGACTTAATCACAAAGATTGCCGTGGGCATTGGCGGTATAGGCGCTGGTGCATGGGCGATGTACCAGAAGGTCAAGGTTGATAACCGCAACAACCATGCGGCTGACGTTACTGGTGCCGCCTGGGAGCAGGTGGTTGTCACTTTGCGTGAGGAAGTCGAGCGCTTGTCGCAGCGGCTGGCTGCTGTCGAGGAGCAGAACCGTCGGTGCGAGGAGATGAACGACCAGCTCCGCGAAGAGATTATCAGCATGAAAAAGCAGCTCCACCTGTTCTGATGTGCTTGATCCGATCACAATTGCTGCGGCTTACAAGGCCTGTACCACAGCAATCGATCTTGCCAAGAAGGGTGTAGACCTTTACAAGCAGATCAAGAGTACCAGCGGGGATGTCAGCGACGTACTGAAAGACCTGAAGGAGCAGTACCACAAGATAGTTGACCCGAGCCCGGAGCAGAAGAAGCAGTACAACGAAGAGGTTAAGCGGGTACAAGAAGTGGCGAAGGCCGCGCCGGATGATGTGCTGAATGACATCTGGTCAAACCTGGGCAACTTCATTGACCAGTATGAGGCGCTAGCAAAAATCTATGTACAAAGCGAGGCAGCAGCGAAGGAGGTTTACAAGGGTGATCTGTCGCTAGGTCGCAGGGCTCTGGAGCGCATCCGGCTAGAGTCTAAGTTGGACGAGATGCTGGCGCAGGTGCGAGAGCAGATGGTCTACAACACGCCACCAGAGCTGGGGTCTGTGTGGTCAAGGTTTGAAAAGGCATGGCACGACATACAAAATGAGCAGGCAGATGCGCTGGCAATAGAAACCAGAAAGATTCAGGCAGCTAGATGGCAACGAAAGCAGGCGGTAAATCGGCTCAAGGCGCGTCTGGTATACGTTGGGGCGACCGTGTTCGTGATTCTATGGGCGGTGGGAATAATGCTTCTGGTGGTCAGAAGCGCGACAATGAGGATGTACCTTGGTCATTGATTGCTACAGTGATGGCCGTGGTGCTGATGTTCTTTATCGTCATGCCGATCCTGGCTTTCATGTACTACGATATGTGGTTCGCCACCCAGGCTGCGGTGCATGAAGTAAAGAAGATGAAACAATTAAGGCGTGAAATACAGGAAGAGCGGAGGCAAGGCAATGCTTACGGAAAGCCAACTGAAGCAACTGATCCCAGGGAATAAGTATGTGTCCTATTGGCACAACGCACTGGAGCAGCTGCTGCCGGACTATGACATTAATACGCCCCAGCGCATTGCATCCTTCATTGCCCAATGCGCACATGAGTCTGGCAACTTCACAGCGCTGAAAGAGAATCTCAACTACAAGTGGGAAACCCTGCGCAGGTTGTTCCCTAAATACTTTCCCACCGATGAGATGGCCAAGGACTACGCGAGCAGGCCGAACAAGCAGGTCGCAATCGCTAATCGGATCTACGCTGGCCGCATGGGTAACGGCGACGAGCAGTCATCTGATCCCGCAAAATGGATCGGTCGCGGGTTGATCCAGCTGACCGGGCGCTCAAACTACCAGGCATTTGCTGACTCGGTCGAGATGGACATCAACGATGTGCCTGAGTACCTGGCCACGTTCGAAGGGGCTGCACAGTCTGCCTGCTGGTTTTGGGAAACCAATAACCTAAACAAATTCGCCGACGCTGATGACATCCTCGGTATGACGAAGCGGATAAATGGCGGGGTCATAGGCCTGAACGATCGGATCAAGCATTACAAGCACGCGCTACATGTCCTGGGGGTCAAATGAGATACCTGCTGATTCTGCTGCTGCTGGCTGGGTGCGAAGACAGATTCAGATACCCGTGCCAGGACAATAAGAACTGGAACAAGCCTGAGTGCCAGCGACCGACCTGCGCGGTGACCGGCACTTGCCCCGACCAGCTGGTGCCAGCTGCTGACTTTAAGCCGGAGGAACAGAAATGAAATGGACTCCAGATCAAATCGACTCGGTCATCAAGCTAGTCATCGGCACGACCTTCTGTGCGGTGCTGTTGATGATGTCGAGCTTGGCCATGTACTCTGTGGTGTTCGTCACCCAGCCGATGAACTCTATCGCACCAGCTGACAAGCAATTCTTTATGTTGCTGTCGGACATGTCAAAGTACATCCTCGGTGCGCTAGCAACCCTGTTGGCTATCAAAGGCAAGGACGGCGTGGCCAAGCTGATCGATCCACCGCCTGGTGTTAGCAAGGCCAGCGATTGGACTGACCCACAGCCACCGGCACCCAAGGCACCAGCTCCAGTGCATCAGCGCGTCGAGCCTATGCTAGAGACTAGCCCACCACCACCCGTGGCGGCAGGCTTCAACGGTAAAGCAGCACCACCAGCAGCACCACAACCTGAACTGTAGGGGAAACCATGAACTATTTTTTACTGATCCGCATGGCCGCAACCGTAGCCGCTAGCTTGCTGTTAGCATTCAACGTCCACGCTGGTGGCGAAATGAAAAAGGTCTGCCGGGAAGATCCGAAGACCAAGAAGGAAGTTTGCAAAACAATCAAGGTTCATAAGAAATTGGAAGGCACAAAAGTGCCGCCATCAAAATGAATCCCTATTTCATTGCCGGTGCTGTCATAGCTGTCGCACTGGCTGGCGCTGGTGGCTACGTCAAAGGCTCGGCAGCAGGTAAGGCCGAGGTACAGGCGCAGTGGGATCAGGAGAAGGCCAAGCTGGCAGAAGAGTATGCGAAGGCGCAGGCAGCTGCACGCGAGAAGGAGCAGCAGCTACAGGCCCAGGCTGACAAGCTGAGAGAGGAATCGTATGAACAGATCAAAGATATTAATGCTCGCTCTGACCGGCTCATTGACAGCCTGCGCAAGCGCCCCGAGCGCCCCGCCGCCCCGGCAGGTGCCGTGTCCAGTACCGCCAGCTCTTGCAGTGGAGCGTCTGGAGCGGAACTGGATCGGACAAATGGAGAGTTTCTTGCAAGGTACGCCGCCGACGCAGCAAGGCTCCAATCAGCCCTCGACACCTGCATCCGTCAGTACGAAGCAGTGAGGCACACCCCCCGCTGATACTGCGCCTCTCCTGCGCTAACCAAAGTACCAGCGGGTTTTCCCGGCTATCAGTCGGGATTTTTTTCCTTGTTCATCTCAGCGCCCAGCATTCGCAGCCGCTTCTGGTAGGCCTGTGAGTGCTGGAGCATGGCACCAGGCTCCATCTTTTTAAACAACACCTGGTTCGCTTCCTTGAAATTTTTTAGCGCTGTCATCCGGTCGCGCTCACTAGCCTTGCCTGCTGACATCGTCTTGTCGGCGAGCTCTTCATAGGCTGCAGACCAATCCAGCTGCGTGGCGTGCGTTGACTTAACCACCGGCTCGCCACCGTCCTTGCTTGGCACCATCAGCTGGAACTCACCTGCTAACGCTGGCTTTGGGTTAGCCTCTTCCAGATCCGGCACATACTCATCCAATGGTGGCGGTGGTGGTGCGATTCGATCCAGCGGGTTAGATGGCAGCGGCGTGATATTCTTGGCTGGCTGTGGCCGTGCCTCTGGCGGGAAATCCTGCGCCTCTTCGACTGTGATCAGCCCCTTCAGCGCGTCAGGAAACGCGTCACGCAGCGCAAAGCCTCGAGCTCGCATCTGCATCATGCGCTTCGGGTACGCCTGCCACGGCCCCTGCTTGCCCCATAAGCCAGCTCTTTTGGCATCTTCGACCGAGAACTTGGCCACCACCGGCTTGCGGCCACGGCGCTTTGCAACGCAGACAGCTACTGGGTTCGGCGTGCCTTCATCCTCGAAATACTCTTCGATGTCCTCACAGTGTGGGCTGGCTTGAACCAGCGCCATCGCTGCGTCACCGTACACGCTGGGCTTGCCATTGATTACGGCAATGTTCTGGAGCGCCTGCATGGGTGCCAAGCCGATCTCTGCGCCCCACTGCATGGCCACCAGAATATCTTGCGGCTTGCCGGTATAGGCTTTGGGTACTAGGCTGGACGATGCCAGCTCTTCGGCAAACTGCCTGGCTTCGGTAAAGGTTGCAGGCGCAAAGCCTTGCCTAGTTGTAACGAGATTGGTCATTGTTGTCTCCTGGTAGAAATGCTTCGATTGTGTAAAGAACTAGCGCGGTGAAGGACTCGACGATTTCCTCGGCCTCTTCCTCGCTGCACTTGGGTATGGTGTTCAACAGCGCAACCACAGCTCTAGCGTGCGCCTCTTCGATCTTGGTCATAGTGCCTCTTTGATTGATAGGGTTGATTGACGAATGCTGTATGCGTCCTTCGCAGGCACCACCTTCTCTGGTGTCGCCTTGTAGCTACGCATTGGCCAGCGGATCTCGAAGCGACCGACGGTGCCTTTGGATGCTTGGCCAAGCATTGCCTTGAGCTCTGTCTCTGCTTCGCTGCGCTTGCCCTCGGCCTCTTTGATGGCGGCATTGGCGGCTAGGATCTGGTCGGCCAGCTGTTCAGCGCGACCAGGTAGGTTGACTACCGCAGCCTCATCAGCTGCCGGGTACATGCGGTCGGCATCCTTGCTGTTGGCTGGTGGGTAATAGTCAATCTCGCCGGTGGCTTTGTACTTCTCGATTTTGTTTTGGAACTCGAGCACCGCGGTCTTGATCGTTTCCAGTGTTTGCTTGTGCGGCTCGAACAGGAAGATCCGCAGCACGGTTCCCTGGTACAGCACGGCCACCGCACCCCACTTGGCCTGCATGATGTCCATCTGTGCCTGCAACTGCACAGGGCCGCGGTAAAGCGCAGGCATTTCCTCGGGCGACACTGCGGTTAGCTTGGCCTCGAGCACGCCATAGCCGTCGAGCATGATCTCATCCTGGCCGACCACGATAATGCCTGCGTCCATGTCGGTGCGGATCTTCTGGCCACGGCCATGCGCCCAGCCGTCCAGGCTGCAGGCCAGCGGCAGTGTCTTATGAAAGAAGGCCGAGTCGAACTCGGTCGAGAGCTCGAGCAGCTCGAGGCGCTTGGCTGTTTCCAGCAGAATCATTTGCTCCAGCCGATCACCCCAGGCCATCGCTTCGTTCTGTTTGTCTTCGCGTGGCAGGCCTTTGCTTGCGTTGATGCTGTACTGCAGTTCGTCGTTAGGTGTCTGGTATCGAGACAACCCGAGCAGCGCTGGCAGGCGGCTGGCGCTCATCATGTAGTCTGGTGTTAGTTTGCCTGACATGTTTCCTCCGTTAGTTTATAGACCCGCACCACGCGAGCGTGAGCGGCTTTGTGAGCGGCTTCTGTGTAGCCGATTGCTGTGAATTTTTTACCCCGGAAAACGGCACCGAGCACTGATGGGTGCAGCTCCGCAGGCAGGTTGATGGCAGCTCGGACATCGTTGATCGACACCGAGCCCTGCTGCCTGCAGATTTGAGCTGCAATGTCTCGGCACTGAGCCAGGAAGTCGCTGTCGCGTTGCTCGAACAATGCCAGCTGGGCATCGCGCAGAATCTGGCCGGTGATCATATAACACCCGCCACAAAGAACAGCGCCATCACAATGAAGATCCCGAGCAATACGCCGTTAAAGAAATCGTCGTTCATGCTGCACCCCGCTGAATTAGGTTAGAGACTTGGGCAGCGCCCCAGGTACGGCCACCGCGAGCGGTTTGCACGCCGCGAGCTGTCAGTGCTGCTGCGATTGAGCGCAGGCTGGTGATGCCTGCACGCTGCAGGTCGGCGATGATGGGCATCATGCGAGCTGCGAATGCGTCAGCGTTGGCACGGCCAGCTGCTGCACCGGCTTCTGCTGCGGCTTGTGGGTTTGGGTTACCGAGCTTGACACCGCGGGCTTTAGCTGCCTGCAGTGCTGCCTTGGTACGGCGGCTGATCTCTTCGCGCTCATGCTGGGCGACCACAGCGCGGATGCCGAACTCAAGCGTACCAGCGTGCGGCATGTCGGCTGCAACGATCTGCACGCCAGAGTCACGCAGGGTCAGCAAGAATGCTGCCTGGCGTGACAAGCGGTCGATCTTAGCAATCAGCAAAGCAGAACCTGTGGCTTTGCACATGGCGATGGCAGCGGCCAGCTGTGGCCGATCATCGTGCTTGCCTGATTCGATCTCGGTGAATGAATGGATGATGCCGTCGGCGTAGGCTTTGACTGCTGCCTGCTGGGCTTCGAGGCCGAGGCCAGATTGGCCCTGGCGCTCAGTGGAAACTCGGAAGTAAGCTACATATTTGCTCATGTTTTTCGCTCCTGTATCTCGGTGGCGTTGCGGTCTTGAGTGACCGTAGACAGAGCCTATATATATCGCCGGTATATGTCAACACCCCAAACCAAAATAATTTTAGGTGCTGTCAAATTGGCAAGCGTTGACGGCGTTACGGTCTTAGAATTATATTCGGGCGATATACAAGGGGGTGTTATGAAGCAAGGCAAGATGTTTCTCATGCGTATGCGGCCAGAGGTAAGGCAGCTGCTAGACCAGGCGGCTGCAGAACAGCGTCGCACCAGGGTGTCGATCCTGGAAGAGCTGATACTGGAGGCTTACGGCAAGCGCTACCAGAGCACGCAGGATCGGCTGAACAAGCTGCTAGGTGGCGCATGAACGGTCGTGGCAAGCGGAACAAGGGCGCTGCAGGCGAGCGTGAGCTGGCCAAACTGCTGACTGATGAGCTCGGGTTTGTGGTCAAGCGCAACCTGGGGCAGGCCAGAGATGGTGCTGATGACATCACGATCCAGCACTTCAGGCTTGAGGTAAAGCGGCAGGAGCGGTTGCAGATTGATGCCTGGTCGCAACAGGTCGAGGCTTGTGCGCAGCCGAACGAGGTGCCGGTGGTAGTCTACCGGCGCAACGGCCAGCCCTGGCGCGTCTGTCTTTTACTGGATGACTTTATACCTATGCTGAGAGATCAATTGGAAGGAAACAATGCAAACGAAACTGAAGCTGGCTGATGACACGATGCCGCCAAAGAAAGAAAAGAAGCCGGATGACACGCCGAGTGTGTGGAACCCAAATTTTAAATACAAGCCAGCAGGCACGGCGATGGACTTAGCCGCCAAGTTCAAGCGCATCCAGCGCGAGCAGGCCAAGGCTGCGAAGGCTAACAAGGTGAGGCGCGTCAAATGATCCGACTGTGGCGAGCGTTCAGGATGTGGCGTTATTCCGGCCTTGGGATCATGGCCTCGGTCAAGCAGGCCAGGCGGTATCTGAGGCGGCATGGTGGCCGCAGGTTATGAGCACTGCCAGCACTGCGACAGGCCGCACTGGAAGCCTCGCACGGTGCTGGTGGACGGCGTTGAGCTCTGCACGCACAGCGAAGCCTGGCGCTTCGAGTGCGAGGTGCGGTGGGCTTTGAAGCTGCCGGACAAGGCGAGGAAGCCGAAGGTTACCAAGGTGCAATATTTACTCAGTGTCGAAGAGCGGCGCGGCATTGAGGGCAAGGCCAGGCTGCGAAATGAAATGTTGAGGAGATATAAAAATGCAAAAAGTAAGAAATGAACACCGGCTGCTGGACACATTGATTACTGAGCTCAGAGCTCGCAACGATGCGCACCTGGCTGTCAAGCTGGGCTGGCCGCAGGCGTATGTCAGCAAGATCCGAAGCGGCAAGATGGGTGTCACAGCCGAGCGGATCTTAAAGATCCACGACGCGACAGGCTGGGAGATTAAGCGGATCAAGGGGCTGATATGAACACCAAGTTCTGCACCAGCTGCCAATGCACCAGGGATCTTGACGGCGGGATCTACAGGCGCGGCAAGAACACAGCGCGGTGGATCTGTAAGCCGTGTGTGGAAAGGCGCTCAGAGAGCCCGTATCGCAACCACAGCGGCCAGATAACGCCAGAGGCGCATGTCAGGAAGCTGGCGGGTCAGCTGCGGTGGCGGTGATGGTGATCGCATTCTTTGGCGTGCTGCTGATGACCATCGGCGGCTTACTAGGGCTGGCAGCGATTTCGTTCTATATCGGCCTGCTTGCAGGCGATAAGGAAGACGATTGGAAATGAATATTTACACCCACAAGTTCGCGGTGCGCTGCCCGAACAACAACAAGCAAGTGTTCTATGAGCTCGAGATCCAGTCGGAGCAGATGATCTACGTCGAGAAGATCGTCATCGCCTGCGAACTTTGGGAGTGCGAATTCCACGAGAAGATGGCCGACCACTTGGCGCATCAGTTCCCGAACACAAGGCAGTTTCTACGAGCTCACCATCATGGCGTGGATGTGGAAACCGTCAGGGGCGAGATATGACGATCCACTACCACGGCACGCCAATCACGCCCAGGACTGTCCTGCAGCAGCTGGCGGGTCGTTTTTTTTGCGTGTCGCACTACCGGCCTGATGATGTAGATTGGTGCCACAAACATGGCCAAGGCGTGATGCTGGACAACGGCGCATTCTCGGCATGGCGCTCGGGCAAGCAGACAGATTGGGCTGGGTTTTATGGTTGGTGCGAACAGTGGCTGGACTATCCGACCAGCTGGGCAGTCATCCCTGATGTAATTGTTGGCGACGAGGCCGATAACGATGCCCTGCTTGATCAATGGCCGCATGGCCAGCGTGGTGCGCCGGTATGGCACATGCACGAATCAATCGACCGGCTGCAGCGGCTGTGCGACAGCTGGCAGCGGGTCTGCATTGGATCGTCAGCTCAGTATGCGGTGGTCGGCTCAAGCAGCTGGCACCGCCGGATGACCGAGGCCATGAACGTGATCTGCAAGACAGGCAGAGTGCCGACCTGGTTGCACATGCTGCGAGGCATGGCGGCCACCCGCTTTGGCTATCCGTTTGCCAGCGTGGACAGCACTGACATTGCCCGCAATCACAATCGAGGCGTGCCGGTAAGGCAGATGGCTGACCAGTGGGATTCGATTCAATGCCGACCACATTGGCAGCAGGCACCGCTTCAAGCCAGCCTGTTGGAAAGAGTGGCATGACTCCAATGCCTGATAACGTGGTGCAGTTCGCGCTGCCGAAGAAGCCTAAGATCCGCGAGAAGGAACCGATGCCAGACCAGCGCAAGCTGGTTGTGGTGCCGATCCGAGCAGCCACAGACAAGACATTGACTGAGGGCATGTTGCGCACGCTGTTGCTGGTGGCCAGCTA